ATAAGAGTTTCTTTTGTATCAAGTGCGGTAGTAAGAACTGCGGTATCGTCGTTGTCGTAATCTTTGACTGCTCTTGGAGTTGCACGATAACGAACTTCTCTCTTGGCACGTTCTCTGTCGGTATCCAACATATAATCGACTTGAACCTTCTTGATAAGGCCTTCTGGAGTATCTGCGATAGCTCCAAACAGATAAGTCTTTGCAGTAAATGTAATTGTCGTGATCATCGCACGACGAGTGTCAAAACTTCCTTCATAATCGTCAGACATATTGATTGTCTCGATGACGATTGGAACATCTCTTTTCTCACCAATAGAATCAACCAAGTTAATAGTTATATTCAGTGCAGGTTGAAAATAGGGAAGAATTTGCTCCATGATCTGAAGCATGTCATCATTAGTTTTCGTTGCAATACTTAGTTGAAACGAAACATTGTAAGGAACAGGCATGAAGACTTTTTTAGATTCGGTAATCTTCTCGCCTGTATTTGTTCTAAAAGTCTGAGTTACAGAGGCCTTTCTTACTGGATCATAAGAGATACCAGTCATTTCAAAAGAAAGTCTAGGCAAAGTGATTGCTGGTCTACCAGCCAAATCTCTTTGTTGTTCAACTTTTGCCAAAAACTTTTGCATTGGCCCGTAAGCCAATGGAACTTTCAAACGACTCTCTTCGTTACCCGCATCACTTTTGTGTCGGATCTCGATATTGTTGAAAAGAGTACCGAAACCAATTACGGTTCTTCTCAGAATTTGATGATAGAAGTAAGATCCTAACATGACAATTTTTTAACTATTTAGAATGTACCGAAGGGATTTGTCTCTGTGAAATCGATTATATCTTCTCCTTCGTCTTCAAATTCAATGCTTGAGTTGTAATCATCATCAGCGTCTTCATAAACTACAGAGTTAATGATGTAACTTCCTGGAGTGTCTACACCTTGCAAGGTAGTTGCAGAACCTACCAGAGTTTCATCATTTCTAAAGTCTCCAGCAACTCTGTATACTTTAAGAGTATTGGTAGTTTCATCCCAATCTTTGACACGAGCAGTGGCCAGTCCAGTTTGACCAGTGACGATTTCATTGAGAATAAATGTACCAGTGTTAACTCCGACAAATGGATGATCAAATGTGGCAGTTGGAACTCTAGTGTAACCAGCACCAACATAATTTATACTTGTGCCAGTAACAATACCCGCAGAATTGATGAATGATGTTACAAGTGCAGTTCCAATTCCACCTGTTAATGTAATTGCGGGAGAACTGGTGTATCCCGTACCAGGATTTGTAACTGTTACACCTGTGATAATACCTGTTGTCGTATTGATAAATGCAGTTGCAGTTGCGGTTGTTCCTGCAGATGGTGATGCAATAGTGAGAGTTGGTGCGACAGTATAGGCTGCACCAGGATTAGTAATAGAGATAGAGGTTACTGTTGTACCTACACCAACATTTGCAGTCAAAATACCAGCTCTGAATCCAGATGGATCACTAATGGTAATTACTGGGGCTGCAGTATACCCGATACCTGCGTCTGTTAATGTAAGGGTTGTAATCTGTCCTAGACCCGTTACAGAGTTGAAACCAACATTGGCTGTAGCGGATCTTGATTGATATGGACTTGTAATATTAATCGTTGGTGGTAATGTGTAACCAAATCCAGCATTAGTAAATCTAATCGTACCAACTGTTCCAGCTGCAGAAACAACAGCCTCAGCAGTTGCATCTGCTGTTCCAAGGCCTGCAGGCGAAGTACTAATTGCGACAGTTACAATAGAATTTGGTCTGTAACCAATTCCTCCAGTGTAACTATCAATCTTAACTGCACCCTCCGCAGCGATTTCTGTTCTAGCCTTGGCAAATCCATCACCAATGAAAGTAATTGTAGGAGCAACTGTGTATCCAAATCCAGGATTTAGAATCTTAACTTCCTGAATAGAATAAGTTGTTCGACCAGTACCAATCGTTGTGATTGCAACTGCACTAGCATCTGCAAATGGCAGAGAACTTGGAGAAGAAGAAATTGCAACCGTAGGTGTGTTGGAGAATCCATAACCATCGTCAATCATAATGACATCAATTACAGATCCTGTAGAAATACCCGCAATCGCTGTTGCAGTTACTCCAATTCCTGCAAGATTTAGAGTGACAACATAACCAATATCAGCTGCGTTGTTATCGATATCTTCGATATCAGTATCAAATACTTCATCTTCATATTCAAAGAGTTCACATCTTAGTTCATATGTGTAAAGAGAACCTAACTGATAGAAAGGACTTTCATGTTCTACAAACTTAATTTCAAAAAGACTATCCGATAGTGCAAAATAGATCAGGTCGCCTTCCATGGGGCGCATACCAAGATCCTTATTACCTTTCATTCTAAGATCTTCATTATCATCAATTGTGCTGATGATTTGCATGATGTAGTCTTCAAATCTCTCTCTAGAGATAATGAAAGTTGCATCATCAGTAACTCTGATACCAAATTTGGTCATCAGGTCACCAGATCCTTGAAAACCATCTACATTTGCAATGTATGCTTCGAGTGCATATGCATCATCAAATCTAGAGATAATGTTTTCTCGCATAATTTTGTCGTTTCCGACATACTTGCGAGGCATATAATAAATTTCTTGGCCATACATCCGAAGATGTTCATTGACCAAATCTTGGACCAGTCTCTGTTCACTGGCAACTTCTTGTCTAAAAAACGGATTTAGAGGAGTCATATTAGCCTATCATATCAAGGGGAGGAAGTTCATAGTCATATGTCATTCTCTGTTGCAGTTCTGCAAGTTCTCTCAAAGCATCATCATACAGTTGTCTGCCATTCAGAGTTAGTCCACCAGGTAATTGAACACCTTGGAACTTCATAAGGTTTTGGCCCCACTGACGTTTAATCAGTGAAGTAAGATATCTCTTCAAGAAACTATCGTTGTAAACATCAGAATTACTTGTAGGATCAAGAATTCTATAACAATCAATGACAAGATAGTCTCCTGCAGTTTGAGACTTCCAGTCCATATCGATATAAAGTCTGTTGCCCCGTTTGTTGTATCTTACTTTTTTATCGGGACTAATTAAGAATTGAATAGTTTCAAGATAAGACTTAACCATTGTATAGTTCAGGAGTTCAACTGAACTAAAGTTGTAAACATCGTTCAGGAAAATCTGATAGGAGATACTGAACATGTTTTGAGAAATGGTATTATCATCGAATCTGAAAATACCCTGAACTCCAATTACATGATCTGGAATTTCAATATAATTTCTTTGTTCTGTAAATTCTGTTTTTGTTGTAATGAAGTGAGTTGAACCAACACCAACAGATGTAAATGTTACTGCTACTCCACTGTTGGCATTGCCAAGAGAGGTAGCCAACCTAATCTGATTGCGGTTATCTGCAATAGCATAGAGCGTAGTACTATCAGTGCTAATTCCCAAAAATGATGTTGTACCAACACCAGCGATGCTTGTTGTTGCGATACCAATTGATGTTTGGCCTGTGGGACCAAAGCTGTATTGAACTTGAGTTCCTGTGGCAAGTCCATGATTCGGAAGTGTGATATTGTCTGCGGTTGTACTAACACCACTTACGGCGAAAGTTTGCGAAGAAATACCAACGGTTCCAACTTGTTCTGATCTTGCCGCATCAATTTCCCATTGTTGGACTTTATGTTTGAGGAACATCCTCTCTACACCGTCCATATGGCGTTCCTGGAAGTATTGTAGTGCATCATCTACAAGATCATCAATTTGATCTTCATCGACGTTTACTTCCAGGACTGGTTCTCCCAGCTGTCTAAGACAGTAATCTATTAGTTCTTGTCTAGTGCTAGGCTTCGCCATGGATATAATACTAGCTTCAGGCTATTTATTAGTATGAACCGCAGTCAATTACATCTGTCCATACAGGTACATCATCTACACCATTACCCAAAGAAGTGAGTACATATGTAGATGTAGAAATACCTGCACTTGGAGCAGATGTAAATCCAATTTCACCATTGGTTCCTGCATATCCAACACCATTCAGTCCAGGAACTGTGGAACTAAACAGAGTGGAAAGTGTTGTAATACCTGTTACTTGGAGACTTGTGATAGTTCCACTTAACAGAGTAAGTTGAGAACCATGTGCAGTTGCACCAAATCCAAGTTCTTCAAAGTAACCAGTTGTAGATACAGCAGCACCAATTACAGTACCATCGATGTTACCATCATTGATATCTGAGAATGCAATAGTACCAACACCTGAGACATTTAAATCGTCAAGGTCTGCACCACCATCCAGATAGAGGTTTCTCCATTGTACGGAGTCACTACCAAGATCATATGTATTATTACTAAATGGCAACCAAGATTGGTTTACTTGGAATGCGCCAACACCCTGACCCCAGGTAATCTCATAGTCACTGTTACCCTTGATGGAGATACCACCACCATCGGCCCCAGCATCAGTCGGACTATCAGTATATGCAAGATCAATCTTCTTATCTTGGATCTGAGTGATCGTAGAATCAAGATAAGTAATACCACCCTGAACCGTCAAACTACCAGCAATACTTACTGGACCAGAAACGGTCAGAGAAGTGCCAACGATAACCTCATCAGGCAGTCCAATCGTGATGGTATTACCAACAGCGATTGTATCAACTTCGTTAGCGGTTCCAAGGATGTTGAAGGTCTCAGATCTAAGACCAACACTACCATTTCCACTGTCACCAATAAATGACAGTCTTTCATCATTATCAACAAACTCGATGGATCCTGCACCATCGGTCATCATGATCTGACCAATAGTTCCATCGGCCAGAGGCATTCTATATGACTCTGTACCAACACCTAAGTTGGCAGTTTCAATATTACCAGTGGTATATGTAAGTGTTGTACCAGAAATCGTGGTTACAATTCCTGTAGGAACAGTAATTGATTGACCAACAGATAAAACACCATCCAACACCAATTCATTTGGTGATCCTGGGAAGAACTGAATAGAAGGATTAACTGTAAGTCTGGCCTCTCCAGGAGCACCAGCAGTATCTGGTTGTGTTAATACAATACCGTTAGTTGATAGTCCACTAAGAACTAAGGAAGCTAACTTTGCATAACCACTATTGAGGACATATCCATTGGAAGAACCAATACTTACAGAACCAGCAACAGAAACCTGACTTCCAAAAGTAGAAATACCAGTGAAAGTAGTAAAACCAGTTACTCTTAGATCTTCATCAATATAAAGTCTGGTGAATGTATTGATACCAGTGAAACTAACCGTGGCACTGTTACTTAAATCAGAACCACTTAATCTAGAATAAGTTACTGCATTCTGGAAATCAAATAGACCCGTTACTGTGGTGTCGCCATTGATTTCAAGATCACCAAAGGTAGATACACCAACAACATTCCAGTGATTAACAGTACCTGCAAGGCCTGCAATTACTGCTGAGTTGGCATTTAGTTGTCCTGGTTGATGATTAAGGAGTTCGGTGTAGTACTCACCGCCAACTTCTACAGGAAGTTGTGCAGAGTTTCCTACAAATAATCTACCAGCTTTGTTTAGATAAGTTCCTTGGGTAGATTGTTCAATTGTTACCGCAATTTCTCCATAGTTAAGAGAAGTTGGCGCTAAGGCTCCTAAAGAGCGTTTAAGACGAATGATAGGCATTAGAACGTGCCTCCATCGATGTCAAGATTCTCTGGGAGGGTAGATTGTGATGTCCACTTTCCAGTGAGTGACTTATAAACGGCAAGATAACCGTCGCCTAAGTTGCTCACATCAGTATCCGAAAGGGATCTAAAAGTACCACCAGCCTCTGCACGAGACGTAGCAGCCACTTTAATTGCGTTTACAC